AGATGGGTGGCTCTGCCGCAGCATCTGGCCAGCCCACCAATGCAGAGCTGATGACGGCAATCCAGGCAAATACCGCCGTCCTTCATGCTCTCCTGGAGGAGGTCAAGAAAGATGCCTTGCGGAAGCAAGAAGAGAATGTCCCGGTCGAAAACGGCGCGAAAGGCCAGGCCTAAGAAGGCTAGACGGGGATCAACCCGGCGCGTCTCCCCTTCGAGACGTGGCCGCCCCGGATGAGGAAGCTGCCAGTCCTTTCCTCCGCTGACTCCAGCTCGCCGATCAACTCACGGCTCACACGACCGAACTCTGCGGGGATTACATCCCCCCGTCGTCCACCGTATACGCCTTGTCGGATGTCGCCGCCTTCAAGAGCGCCAGGCGAAATGCCTTGCATCAGCAGGTACTGCGGGAAGAAGATGTCCTCCGAGATGTCTGTCTCTTGAATCGTCCCGAATGGCGGCTCCCAGGCTCCGGCCAGGCCGGCTCCGGTGTATCCCATCCGACCGGTTCTATTTTCAGAGCTGCTCATAAAGCCGCCTCTTCCAGGCAGCAGAGGCCCAAATAGCGCTTCGTAGTTCCGTACCCACTCTGGACGAGGATCAAGATTCGCCTGAACAGCCGATAGGCCCTGACGCCTCTGTTCTGCCGCCGTTTCCGGCTTGGGCGTTGCAGCTCCAGAGCCAGAGGGCCAAGGAGCGAACGGCATCTCGCCTTCCTCGATGGCAGCCAGGCCGCTGATGAAGTTCTGCGTCTCTCTTGCGAGTGCTGGATCGGAGCGCCAGTCGTAGGTCTTCACAAACGCTTGAAACTGCGGCGTGAATGGATTGTAGTTCCAGAACGACGATAGCTGCTCTGGGATTGACGGAATGACCCCGCCTGGGGTTCCCTGGTATCCTGTTCCTGCTCTGAAGAGTGCCATAGACTCACCCCCTGGCTTGGAGGATAGCCTCTCTTGGCAAAAGACTCGAAACGCGGCCCCGAGCTTCCCTGCTCCTTTCCCAAGCAGGAGGCATTCTGCCGCTGTATGGCTCTGCGCAAGATGAACCCCACAGACGCCTACGAAGAGGTCTACGACGTCCACGACCGCAAGGCAGCCTCTAAACGTGCTAGCGACCTACTAAAGAAGGACCATATCAACGAGAGGATCGCCTTCCTTTCAGAAATCGACGTCCGAGAAGAGATCTCCTGCATCCAGATCGAGCGAGACTGGATCGAGCGGGAGCTGCTGGCCAACTACGTCGAAGCCAACGCGGCAGGCGACAGAAACAACGCCATCAAGATCCTCCAGCTTCTCGGGACGGATGTGGGCATGTTCGTCCAGCGCAAGGAGGTCCTCTCCGGCAAGCTCGACGTAATGAAGGAGGCGAGCGATGTCATCAAGCAGCAGATCGCAGCCAGGCTCCAGCTTCTCTTCCCAGGACTCGACGTCTCTCGATTCATTGGAGAAGCAACAGCTTCAGCAGCTATGGAACATGCTGGAGAAGCTGAAGTGGAACCGCAGCAAGATCTACCAGCCATACCCGAAACAGTTGGACTTCCACCAGGCGGGAGTGACGAAGCGGAAGCGGTGTCTGATGGCCGCGAATCAGGTGGGCAAGACCTTCTGCGCGGCAATGGAAGTGTCATTCCATCTGACGGGTAAGTACCCGGACTGGTGGGAAGGTCGGCGATTCAGCACACCCGTTCGATGCTTTGTTGGAGGCCCAAACAGCGAGCACGTCCGGGACAACGCCCAGAAGCTCCTCTTCGGCCCTCCCGAAGAAGAGGGCACTGGCACGATTCCCGCTGACAAGATCAAGCGGATCGAGCGCAGCCGGGGAATCAAGAATGCCATCGACTACGCGCTCGTCCAGCACTCTACAGGTGGCCTCTCATTTCTGAAGTTCAAATCCTACGATCAGGAGACAGATGCCTGGTCTGGAGACACGCTGCACTTCGTCTGGTACGACGAGGAGCCTCCGATTGACAAGTATTCGGAAGGTCTCACGCGGACAAACGCCGGGGACGCCGGCAAGCCTGGCATGATCTTCCTCACGATCACGCCGCTTCTCGGCATGACCCAGGTAGCCCGCAAGTTCCATCCCAGGCCCCAGGAAGAGGACGCCTATCTGGTCCGCATGGGGCTGAAGGACGCGCTCCACTACAGGCCCGAGGACATCAAGCTGCTCACAAAGCAGTACCCGGAGCATGAGCGCAAGGCGCGTGTCGAAGGCATCCCTCAGCTCGGCGAGGGTGCCGTATTCCCCATCGAGCGCGACCACTACGTCGTCGATCCTCCCGACCGTCAGGACTGGTGGCTCTACCTGGGGGCAATCGACTTCGGCTGGGACCATCCCTGTGGCGCGGTCGAAGGCAGTTGGTGCCGGGATACCGACACCATCGTCATCTACCGCAACTTCCGCCGCTCGCGCGCCAAGACCTCTGAGATCGCCTCAGCCCTGCGCCGCTGGGGAGAGTGGCTCCCATGGGCCTGGCCCCACGATGGCTATGTCCACGATAGGCAGTCTGGACAGACCGTCTGTGAGCTGTTCCGCGAGGAAGGCCTCGATATGCTCCCAATCCATGCCCAGTACGAGGACGGGAGCGCCGGCCTGGAGGCGAGCGTCCTGGAGATGAACAACCGCCTGGCTGAACGCCGGCTCCTGGTCTGCCGATCCTGCGTAGAGCTGCTGGACGAGATGGACACCTACCACCGCGAGAAAGGGCGAGTCGTCAAGGAGTTCGATGACGTCATTTCGGCAGTGCGGTACCTGATTATGATGCGTCGCTACGGAAGGCTCATGGGCGGTCGTGTACTGGTCCCCAAGGTCGTTGGGGGTGCGTCATATCGCCCCTTCGGGTAGCCTTTGGCCAGGGGGTACAACGCATGTCACCGGATATTCCCGATCCCGCCCCTCCCATGACTCTGCTTCCCAAAGAGGAAGCCATGAGCATCGATGCCGCGAGAGCCAGAAGGCTGCGTGGCGCGACTCTATTGGCAGGGCGAAGAGATACATCCACGCTCGGCTCTTCCATGATCGGAATGACCCCGAACGTGGGCGGTACGTCCTAAATGGCGCTCGAAACGCCGCGAGACATCAAGCGGCACTTCGACTCTCTGAAGGCCGACAGGTCGACCTGGGAGAGCCTATGGGATGAGGTCGCCGACTACGGACTCGCCAGGCGCTCTTTCACGAACACGATGACCGAGCAGGGTGAAGGAAAGAGGACCTCAGCCCTCTACGACAACACGATGATGGTCGGCAACGACCTGCTCGCGTCTGGCCTTCATAACCTCTTGACCAGCACGGCAAATCGATGGTTCCACATCGAGCCTGTGGATCGGCAGCTTCTCAAGGTCCAGGAGTTTGCAGACTGGTTCGCCATGGCTGAAGAGATCCTGGCGATGGATCTTGGCGACCCAGACGCGGGCTTTCACCCACAGATCGCTGAGGTCTACAACGACATCGCAGCCTTTGGAAACGCTGCGATTTCCACGATGAAGAAGAGCGGTGGAGGCCTGTGGTTCCAGGCCATGCCGCTCTCAGAGACCTACATCGATGAGGGGCCAGACGCGCGGATCAACATGATCTTCCGCTACTACCGCCTCACAGCCCTCCAGTTTCGCTCGCGGTACGGGGAGACTGGCGACGACAGCATCGACCACAAGATCGAGGCGATGCTCAAGCAGTCCAATGCTGGACGTTCGGTCGAGGTCCTCCAGTCGCTGATTCCGAATCCGATCTTCGATGACAAGGTCTCATTTGGACCCAGGGCACATCGGATCACGTCCAAAACCATCCACTATCAATCCGAAAGAGAGATAGAAACCGCGAACTTCCGCGAGATGCCCATCGCCTTCGCGCGATGGAACAAGGACCCAGGAGAGCTATACGCCCGTGGTCCTGGCATCCAGGCTCTCTCCGACTCGCGCATGTTGCAGGAGATGGGCCGCACCACCCTCTCGGGTGCTCAGAAAGCCGTCGACCCGCCCATGATGGTGCCAGACAACGGCTTCATCACGCAGCTCGACATGAGCCCCGCCGGCCTGACCGTCTACCGGGCTGGGACCCAGGACCCCGTGCGCCCGCTCTACGAGCGCGGCATGGTGAATCCGGATCTTGGCGTTGAGATGATGCGGCACGTCCAGACCAACGTCCGGAACGCCTACCACTACGATCTGCTCCAGATGATTCAGGACCCGCGCATGACAGCTACGCAGGTCCTGGAGATCAGCAGCCGCGCTCAGCAGATCCTGTCTCCCATCATCGGACGCATCCAGACTGAGCTGCTCCAGCCTCTCCTGAATCGCGCATTCAGCCTGGAAATGCGCTCAGCCAACCGATTCCCGCCGCTTCCGCGAGGCCTTGGAGGCCAGGGCTACCGAATCCGATTCGTCAGCCCGATCCAGCGGGCTCAGCGGTCAAACGAGGCCCAGGCCCTTCTCCAGGCCATGAATTCCGTGATTCAGCTTGGCCAGATCGAGCCCTCAGCGCTCGATACCCTGGATTCGGACCGCATCGCGCGATTCCTCTTCTCCGCATGGGGCGTGCCGCCCGAGCTGCTGCGCGATCCTCAAAGAGTCGTCGAAATCCGGCGCGCTCGCGCCCAGCAACAGGCCAGGATCGAGCAATTCGGCATGATGACCGAAGGTGCCAAGGCTGCCGCGCCGCTGGTGAAGGCCATCGGCTCAGGAGCCAAGGATCTCGGCATGCAGGAGGCATTCGGTGGATCTCAAGGTGCTGGAGCAGCTACGGAACCTGCTGCTGCGTAGGCGGGGGCAGTACCAGGCAACCTTCGGCGACGACACAGGAAAATTCGTTCTTGGAGACCTATTTCACATCTGCCATGCAGGCTCTACGACCTACAGAGGCGATCCAAACGATGCACTCGTGGCTGAGGGCAAGCGACAGGTCTGGATACACATCCAGAACATGCTCCACGCCACGGACGATGAGATGTACAAACTCGCCAGGCAACGGATGGAAGAGGAGAGACATCTGAGATGAGCGCAGATCCCACACCGAGCCCGAATCCGGAACCCAGCCCCACGCCGGCTCCGGAACCGACGCCCGCCCCGAAGCCCGGCTTCGACTTCGGCAGCGCAAAGGCGAGTCTCCCGGCTGACCTGCGAGATCACCCCTCAATGGCCGACATCAAGGACTTCGAGGGGCTCGCCAAGACCTACGTCCACTCCCAGGGCCTGCTGGGCAAGGCGCGCACCGTCATCCCCACAGCCGAGTCTTCCGATGAGGAGTGGAATCAGCTCTACGATGCCCTCGGTCGCCCCGAGGCACCCGACAAGTACGGGTTCATCGAGGGCGTCGATGAGCAGTTCAAAGAGGTCCACGGAGACCTTCTCTCCGGCATGACGAAAGCCATGTACGAAGCAG